GTGTACTACTGCGTCCACGTCAAACGCGGCGCACCCCCGGAGCATCCCAAGACACTGCGTATCGACTACCAGATCGGTTTCAACGATTACAAGAGTGAATGGGTCTGTCCGGCGCATCCTCCCGGCAGTTACGCCCGTGGGAAATTTGAAACATGGTGGCGTGCGCGGTCCAACGAACCGTGCCCCGATACCGCCGAGCAGGCCGTGGCGATCGGGGAGGCCGGTGGTATCGCCCAACCGTCGACGATTACGGTGCGATCTGTCACCGGCGAAAAGTTCGACCGCATCACCCAGTACCAACTCGGTCCCATTCCGCCACGGCTGGATGGCAGCGAAGAACGCGATGACGGAAACCTGCCCGCCTATGACTGGGCGGAAGACGAGGTGCCATTTTGATCGTTGAGCCAAGATCGCTATCCGATGCCGCCGTGCAATACCTGAACGCGGGGTTGTGCGTTCTTCCTGCGCGCCGGACCGAGAAACGCCCTGCGATCGGCGCATGGAAGCGTTATCAGCAGCGCCGGCCCACAGAGGCGGAGTTGTCCGCGTGGTTCGCCAACCCCCACGACGCGGTGTGCATTCTCTGCGGACAGGTATCCGGTCACGCAGAGATGATCGACTTCGACGCTGGTGGCGCATTGTTCGATGCATGGGCCGCGAAAATCCCGGCGGACTTGCTCGCGAAAGTCGTCATCGAATCGACCCAGCGCAGTGGTCGCCACGTGTTCTACCGCTGTGAGCAACCGGTATGCGGCAATATGAAATTGGCGCAGCGCCGCGTAGGTGAGCAGATCGAGACCCTTATCGAAACCCGTGGTGAAGGCGGTCTGTTCCTTTGTGCGCCGACGTCAGGATACGAATTGATCCAGAGCGATCTAGCCAATCCGCCCATCTTGACGGCGGCGGAACGTGACGTATTGCTCCAAGCGGCGTGGGATCTGAACGAATATGTGCCGCCGGCGGTCAATGGTCCGAAGACTTCCGCGAATGTCGCCCAGATAGTCCCATCATCGGGCAGACAGGCCCCGCTGTCTGCAGACAATTCGCACTCTGGCCATTGTCCGCCGCACAGCGCCGATGTTCGCCAGACACTGGCATCATCGGTCGAACAATGCCGGGGTGCGTCGAACTATGCCGACAGGCCTGGTGATGATTTCAATGTTCGCGGAGACCCCCGGCAGGTCCTCGAACAATGCGGTTGGGTGCGCGTGCGCGGCGGAGACAACGAATACTGGCGGCGACCCGGCAAAGAATCTGGCACATCCGCCACACTGAAGGACCGGGTTTTCTACGTGTTCTCGTCGAATGCCGCCCCCTTCGAGCCCCATCGCGCTTATTCGCCGTTCGCCGTCTACACACTGCTCAACCACGGTGGAGATTTTGAACAAGCCGCACGTTCTCTGCGAGAATTGGGATACGGTGGCGATTATCTGGCCGACTCTGCCGATGGGGCCGACATCTCGGCCATAGTGCGAATGTCCGCCTCACCCAGCGCATGTTCGTCGGACAACGGCGGAAGTGGGCAGACAATGGCCGTGTGCGGCGGACAAGTCGCACAGGTGCCAGAGATCGCCGACCCCGGGCCGATCCCCGAACATCTCTTTCATGTGCCGGGCTTCGTCACACAGGTGATGGCGTTCACGCTGGCCAACGCGCCGTATCCCAACGTGGGCTTGGCGTTCTGCGGCGCAATGGCGCTGCAATCCTACCTGTGCGGCCGCAAGGTGTGCGACAGCGGCGATCTGCGTCCCAACGTCTACCTGTTGGCCCTGGCCAGTTCGGGCACGGGTAAGGATTTTCCACGCAAGGTCAATTCGCGTGCACTGTTCGAGATCGGTCACGTCGCGTCGTTGGGAGACAAGTTCGCCAGTGGCGAAGGTATTCAGGACGCCCTGGCCCGCACCAGCGCCATGCTGTTCCAGAACGACGAGATGGACGGCGTGCTCCGGCAGATCAATCTCGATCGGGAGAACAAACGCGAGTCGATCCCCAATATCCTGTTGACGCTCTACACGTCGGCGGATGCCATGTATCCGCTCCGCGCCAAGGCCGGTCAAAAGGAAGCAGCACACATCGACCAGCCACATCTCACGCTCTTCGGCACCGCCACGCCGCAGTATTTCTATGAATCGCTGTCGCAACGAATGCTGACCAACGGATTTTTTGCTCGATTGATCATTGTGGACATCGGCAAACGTGGCGAGGGCCAAACCCCCGGCAGCGCCAGGCATCTACCGGAGTCCATCATTCAAACCGCCAAGTGGTGGTCCGAATTCCAACCGGGCACGCGACGGGCCAACCTGCTGGAAGTCCATCCCGAACCGCGTGTCGTGACCTGCACGCCAGACGCGGATGAAGCGATCACGGCGTTGCAGCGTCAGACCGAACGTGAATATGACCTGGCCCATGCACGCAACGACGAGGTCGCACGTGTTGCGTGGTCGCGCACCCACGAGAACGCCAAGAAGCTGGCACTGCTGCATGCATGCAGCGCCAATCACGAAGACCCCGTGATCACCCTTCCGGGGGTGGAGTGGGCGAGTGCGTTCGCCATGCATCAGACCAAACGCCAGTTGTTCCTGGCCGGGACGTATGTGGCGGAGAACCCGTTTCACGGTGAATGCTTGAAGGTGATTCGCAAATTGCGCGAAGCGCCGGGACGGGAACTGTCGCACCAGGTGTTGCTCAAGCGGATGAAGATGAAGACCAAGGATTTCAAGGAACTGGTCGAGACGTTGATCCAGCGCGAGGAAGTGGTCGCCGCGCCGATGCAAACCGGTGGCAGAACCGGGTTGGTGTATCGCTTGAATGGCGGGGTGAAGGAAGGTGAAGGATCGTGAAGTATGTCGTCATCGACCACCAAAATCGCGTCATCCTTCACCATGCTTCACCCCTTCCTTCACCGGGTCAGGGTGAAGAAAGTTTGGCCTATTTATACGGGAAATACTACTACTTCTTCCTTCCTTCACCTATTCACCCCTACATCCTCGCGCAATTGAAATTCTCGCCTGTGTGCGCGAGAGAGGGTGGGGTGAAGGAAGTTGGAGAAGGAAGTGGGAACACGGTAGCGCCCGTGCGCCCACGTTGGCCCGTGTCGCACCCGGAAGTTGAGGTTGGTGCGTTGGGCGAACGCGCAACGCTACGCCCACGGGCCAACGTGGCGCGAGCTTCCGGGGGTGCCAGAGTGGCATAGGTACTTGGTGCCACGCCTGCCAAGATGGCACGGGAACGCGTCGATGGGTGAGACACAGTTTGTTGGGGTTGTCCGGTTTTTTCTCAAACACTTTTTGAACCTTACCCACATGGAGATACCTGCATGGTGACTGCGAATTACAACGTGGAACTCCGCAAGATCGACGACATCCGCCCGTATGATCGCAACCCGCGATTGAATGACGATGCGGTGGACGCTGTCGCCGATTCGCTACGTGAGTTCGGGTTCCGTCAGCCGATTGTCGTGGACGCCGACGGCGTGATCATCGTCGGCCACACGCGATGGAAGGCGGCGAAGAAGCTGGGGCTGGCCAAGGTGCCGGTCCACGTCGCTACGGACCTGCCGCCGGAGAAGGTGAAGGCGTACCGTATCGCTGACAACAAGACCGGTGAACTGGCTGAGTGGGATTTGGAAATCCTGCCCATCGAACTGAGCGACCTGCGCGAAAGCGGATTCGACATGAATCTTCTGGCGTTCGACGAAGAAGAACTGGGCCAGTTGCTCAGCAGCGCCGCCGGCGTCACCGAAGGTTTGACCGACGCGGACCAGGTGCCCGAACCCCCGGACGAAGCGATCACTCAGCGCGGCGACATCTGGGTGCTGGGTGACCACCGGCTCATGTGCGGCGACAGTTGCAGCGTCGTGGACCTCGATCGGTTGTTGGATGGAGCCACCATCGACCTTGTGAATATGGACCCGCCCTACAACGTGAAGGTCGAGCCGCGCAGCAACACGGCCATCGCCGCCGGCCTCAGTTCGTTCACAAACAAGAAGGCCCAACTCCATCACCAGGGCTTCGATCAGGCACGCGGCATCACCGATCCGTCGAAGGCGAAGAAAAAGATGCGAGCCAAAGACCGGCCGCTGGCGAACGATTTCGTCAGCGATGAAGCCTTCGATGAGATGTTGCTGGGGTGGTTCGGCAACGCGTCGCGCGTGCTCAAGCCCGGCGGCTCGTTCTACATCTGGGGCGGTTATGCCAACCTCGGCAATTACCCCGGCCCCCTCAAGGCCTGCGGATTCTATTTCAGCCAAGGAATCGTGTGGGATAAGCAGCATCCCGTTTTGACGCGCAAGGATTTCATGGGGGCGTTTGAGATTTGCTTCTACGGCTGGAAGGAAGGCGCGGGACACAAGTTCTACGGCCCGAACAATGCGACGGACTTGTGGCACGTCAAGAAGGTCAACCCGCAGGCAATGGTGCATTTGACCGAGAAACCGGTGGAACTGGCGGTGCGTGCGATTCAGTATTCGTCCAAGCCCGGACAGAACGTCCTTGATCTGTTCGGCGGCAGCGGCAGCACGCTGATTGGTTGCGAACAGACCGGACGCCATGCGTACCTGATGGAACTCGATCCGCCGTACTGCGACGTGATCGTGAAGCGTTGGGAGGAATTCACTGGCAAGAAGGCGGTACGGATCGAAGCCCCGGAGAAAACCTCGGCTCATGAAGCCGAGGTCGAAGTGGGAGGTGTCGCGTGAATTCAATACGGCAATTCAGCCAGGAAACAGAACTCGATCATGGCGTCTTCGAACAACGCCTTGGATGCGGGGTACGTGCGGCGACCACGCGTGACGACGCAGGTTCGTTCCTGCAGGAAGTCGAGCGCCACATGGACCTGCGTAGCAGGCAAATCGAGGGCTTTGACGAGAGAACCGATCGTCACACCGAGGTCGGGACTTGCCTCGATGGCGCGGGCGACGGCCTCGAATACCTGGCGCGTACATCGGTGCGTGTACGAGTGGCCAAGGGTGGGCAGCACGACGGACCGAACGAGATGGTCGTTCTTGACATCGAAATTCACGTGGCGATCTCGATCACGTGTTGGCATGGTTCACGCTCCCTTGCGAATCTGGAACAAGCCGCGATCGGTTTTCTCGAAGCGGGACTTGTCGCCCTTGGTCGTGATCTCACGCAGGATCGCGCTGTAGAGCGTGGCGGCAGGCGTCTTGCCCTTGGTCTGCCACAGGCCCTTGTCGAGCATGCTCTGGACGATGTCTTTGCAGCGCATGGCTTCGCCCTTGTCCTTGAGCACCTGGGCCGCCGCATCCAGACCGCTGATTTTTTTCACTTTCGGTGTCTTGGGCGTTTTGCTACCGGGTGCCTTGAGCTGCTTGCCGGTCTTCATCGCCTGATCGATCGGCACGCGATCTGCATCGACGGCGTGCGCGTTGGCGGCGGCGTCTTGCGCTCGCACCGCTGCGACCGCCGCTGTGATGTCGGGCTTGACCTTGGGCTTCTTACCGGTGGCGGGTTTCTTCACGCTGGGTTTCTTGGACTTCGACATGGTGTGATCTCCTATGGCCGTGTTCGGGCTGGCCGGGCCCTTGGTAATGGCGAGGCGACGTGCCTCGCCGAGGTATCAATCCTGGAATCGCTGCAGTTCACGGAAGAGGTCGTTGACCATGCTGTTGGTGCCACGACCGCCTTCGGTTCGCTGGTGCAGTTCGATGGCGAGTGTGAACAGGTCGTCGTCGTGACTGGCGATGGACAGTTCCCAAGTCTTCCACGCCTGCTGTTTTTGGGTGGGGTTACGGATGATGCTGTCGATGCGGATGGTGGAACTGCCGGGTTTCTTTTCGATGGTGAGGTGGCCGGCGGCTCCGTCGAATTCGATGCGTGTGGTCAACATGGTGGGGCTTTCTGGTCGGGGTGGATGGTTCTAGAGGCGGCAGGTGGCGTGGCTCGCGCCGGTGCGGACGCGGTAAGTTTCGATGTGGGCGGCGACCCGACGGTTGGCCGGGATGTGCAGCTTGACCGTCACGGTGTCGCGGCTGCTGGCGTAGGCGTCGAAGACCTCGAACCAGCCGTTGGCGAAGAAGATCACGTCACCGGGCTTGAGGTCGTGCCAGTCGCGTTGGGTGGTGGTGGCGTCGTGGTTCGCGGTGTTGCTTTTCATGGCCTGTTTCCTTTCGCTGCGGTGTGAACAGGACACATTGAGCGGCATATTCGACTGAACATCAAGGCAATTAACCCATTTATTCACAATTACTTGAGGATGTATTGCCATTACAACCGACTCCCCCAAATCTTCGCCCCATGCGGTCAAAATCACGGCCCTGCCCATCGCGGATGCCGCCAAAGCGATGGCGTCGGCGTATGGCCGACGCATTTCCGAGGGCCAGGTCCGCGAGGTGGCCGAACGCGGCGGCCTGATCAAACCTGACGGCACCATCAACCTGCTCGAATACACCGCATACCTGATTCGTCAGATGGCGCATGGCGCACGTCCCGACCTCCACAATGATTAACCCCCGCCAACTCCAACCCGCTGTGCTGGCACGCCTGCTCAATTCGCTCGGTCAGGGCGAAGTGATCAGCGAACGTCAGCTGCGCCGACACCGCAACCGCGCCGGCTACACCATCAGCGACCCCCGGAATCCGAAGACGGTGGACCTGTTCCGTTACGCGGCCTGGCTGACGTTGGAATCTTTCCGCCCGGCTGCGGAAACACTGTCGTATGAAGAGCAGAAGGCACGCCAGGCCGAACGTAACGCGGAGGCGGTTCGTACGGCCCAAGACATCGGGGAGCTTCCGGGGGTCGTCGATCCGCAACGGAAAGCCCGATGCGAAGCATCGTTCCGCGCATTTTGCGAGACGTACTTCGCGGAGGTTTTCTACTTTGACTGGTCGGACGATCACCTGCGCGTCATCGACAAGATCGAGAAGGCCGTGCGGACCGGCGGGTTGTTTGCGATGGCGATGCCGCGCGGCAGTGGGAAGACCGTATTGTGTCAGACGGCGGTGCTCTGGTCGGCACTGATCGGGGCCACGCCGTTCGTCTGCCTGATCGCCGCCAGCGCAGAACGCGGACGTGATCTGCTGGAAAACATCAAGGTCTGGTTGGAGACCAACCCACTGCTGCACGCGGATTTTCCCGAGGTGACGCATCCGATCCGGTGTCTCGAACGCATCACCAACCGCCAGAAGGGACAAAAATACCGTGGCGAACCCACGCGCATCGACTGGGCGTCCGACCGTATTGTGCTGCCGACGATTGCAGGTTCGAAAGCATCTGAGGTCGTGATCTCGTGTAGTGGCATGAAGGGCAGCGATATTCGTGGGCAGAACTACGCTCGCGCCGATGGCCAGGTGGTGCGACCGCAACTGGTGATGGTGGACGATCCGCAGACGACGGAATCGGCGTGGTCGCCTTCACAATCGCAGCGCCGCGAAGCGATCCTCGCCGGCGACGTGCTGGGCATGGCCGGCCCCGGAAGGAAGATAGCCGGACTGATGGCATGCACCGTGATCCGTCCTGGCGACATGGCTGACAACATCCTCGACCGCGACAAACATCCCGAGTGGCAAGGCGAGCGGACGAAGATGGTTTACGCCTTCCCATCTGACGAAAAGTTGTGGGCGAAGTATGCGGAGATTCGGGCCGATTCCCTTCGCAACGACGGGGACGGTTCGGAGGCGACGGAATTCTACCGGGCCAATCGGGAGATGATGGACGCCGGGGCCATCGTCGCCTGGCCGCAACGATTCAACGAAGATGAACTGTCGGCCATCCAGCACGCGATGAATCTGAAATTGCGTGACGAGGCCGCCTTCTTCGCCGAGTATCAGAACGAGCCGATCGTCGAGGCCGTGGGCGCGGACCTGCTTACCGCCGAGCAGATCGCGGGGAAAACCAATGGTTACCCCCGCAGCGCCATTCCATTGGCCTGCAACCACCTGACGATGTTCGTTGACGTCCAGCAGAAGGTGCTGTTCTGGATGCTGTGTGGGTGGGAGGAGAATTTCACCGGCTACATCGTGGACTACGGCACCTGGCCCGAACAACGGCGTGGGTACTTCACATTGAACGACCTGACGTCCACGCTGGGCCGCGCCATCCCGGGGGCGGGCATGGAAGGACAAATCTATGGCGGATTGGAAAAACTCGTCGCCGAACGTTTGGGCCGTGTCTATCGTCGTGAGGATGGCGCGGAGATGCGCATCGACCGTTGCTTGGTCGACGCCAACTGGGGGCAGAGTACCGACGTGGTGTATCAGTTCTGTCGCCAGAGCGCGTTCGCCAATGTCCTGTTGCCCAGTCACGGCAAATTCGTCGGTGCGTCGGGCATCCCGTTCCACGAATACAAGCGTAAACGCGGCGACCGCGTCGGCCTGCATTGGCGCATCCCCAACACGATCGGTAAACGCCAGGTGCGGCACATCCTGATCGACACCAACTACTGGAAGACGTTCACGCATGCGCGTCTGCGTGTGGCGATGGGTGACCCGGGTTGTTTGTCGTTGTTTGGTCACGATGCCGCGACCCACCGCATGCTGGCCGACCATCTGACCGCCGAATATTGCGTGAGCACGGTGGCACAGGGCCGCACGGTAGACGAATGGAAGCTGCGCCCCACGCGCCCCGACAATCACTGGCTCGACTGTCTGGTCGGCTGCGCCGTTGCCGCCAGTCTCCAGGGCGTGAATCTCGACGGTTTGGTCGGTACGCATCGCGCCACAGCGACGCGGCTGACACTGTCCAAACTACAGCGTGCCCGTCACGCCTGAAGAATCACCTTCGGGTCGCGCAACCCATTCAGTCCAACTGCAGATGTAGAGGGCGTCGGGCGTCGACATCCGACCTCGCCGAAAGAATTTTTTCAATTTTTCGGGAATCCACGCAACAAAACGACGCCTTCTGCAAAAAGACAACAGTGAGGAGATGTGGTTTTCATGACAGACCAACTCAGCGACAAAATTAAGACGAATGCCGAAGGCCCGGCCAAGGCCAGCGGCGACTCCGGAAGCGTTGAGCAGCATCCGCTGCCCGATCAGATTGCCGCCGACAAGTACCTGGAATCGAAGAAGGCCAGCCGTGCCAAAGGACTGGGCATCAAGTTCGCCAAACTCAGTCCGGGAGGGACCGCGTGATGTGGCCGTTCCCCAAATCGCGGAAGACCCGCCGGTCCCTCCCGGCCTTTTCGGGGGCGGGGGCGCGCGTTGTACGTGCGAGATATGACGCGGCGCAAACGACGGCGGACAACATGCGGCACTGGGCGATGGCCGATGCGCTGTCCGCCGATAGTGCCGCTTCGCCGGATGTGCGGAAAAAACTCCGCGAGCGTGCCCGCTACGAAGTGGCGAACAACACCTACGCCAAAGGCATCGTGCTGACCATCGCCAACGACTGCATCGGCACCGGCCCGCGTCTGCAACTGCTGACCGAAGATGATGCGACCAACCGCCTGGTCGAGGCGGCGTTCGCCGAGTGGGCCAAGGCGGTGAATCTGGCCGAAAAACTCCGCACCATGCGGATGGCCAAAGCCACCGATGGCGAAACCTTCGCTGTGTTGACGGCCAACCCCTACGTCGATTCACCGGTGGCGATGGACGTGCAACTGATCGAAGCCGATCGTGTTGCCTCGCCGACCGTAGCGATGCTTCCGATCCAGAACGATGTTGACGGCATCGTTCTGGATGCACGCGGCCGACCGGTGACGTACACGATTCTTCGTCAGCATCCCGGCGACCTGGCCCTGTGGCAGACCCAATATGACCCAGTACCCGCCGATGCTGTGATTCACTGGTTCCGATGTGATCGGCCCGGCCAGCATCGTGGGATACCGGAGATCACGCCGGCGCTACCCCTGTTCGCCCAGTTGCGGCGCTACACGTTGGCCGTGATCGCCGCCGCCGAGACTGCCGCTGATTTCGCCGCCGTGTTGTTCACCGATTCACCTGCCAACGGTGAGGCCCAATCGCTGGAACCGATGGATGTGGTGGCGTTGGAAAAACGCATGGCGACCGTGTTGCCCGACGGTTGGCGGTTGGGCCAGATCGAAGCGCAGCAACCGACCACCAGTTACGCGGAGTTCAAACGCGAAATCCTGAACGAAATCGCGCGATGCCTGAACCTGCCCTACAACATCGCGGCCTGTAATTCGTCGGGCTACAACTATGCTTCGGGCCGGTTGGATCACCAGACCTATTACAAGTCGATCCGCGTCGAGCAGACGCATCTGGCAGAGGCAGTGCTGGACCCCATCTTCCGGGGGTGGATCGGCGAAGCCATGCTCACGCCGCAACTGGCCGTGCTCAAGGGTCTGCGGGCATTGCCTCATCAATGGTTTTTCGACGGCACCGAGCATGTCGATCCAGCCAAGGAAGCCAACGCCCAGGCCACGCGATTGAGCAGCAACACCACGACACTTGCCGCCGAATATGCCCGCCAGGGCAAGGATTGGGAAGTCGAATTGCGCCAACGCGCCAAGGAAGTGGCGCTGATGCAAAAGCTGGGGCTGCCGACCGGCACCTCATCAACCACCACCAATACACAGGACACTACGGATGGTTCAGTTGAAGAACTCGCACAAGCTGCCTGAATACCTGGCATTCACCTGCCCATTGAAAGTGGAAGCCGCGTCGGCCCCCGGAAACGGTGACCAGAAGCCGGTGCCCACGTTCCAAATGGTCGCCTATACCGGCGGTCTGATGCGTGTCACGGGATTCCCGCATCCGGTCGTGGTCGATCTGGAAGGTCTGGCCATCACGCGCCAGGACATCCCGGTTCGTCTCGATCACAACCATCGTCAGGGCGTCGGCCACACGCAGAGCGTCACCATCGCGCCGGAAAACCCGACTGACGGACAAGTCGGCCCCGTATTGGTGGCCGAGGGCATCATCAGCCGCGACACATCCTGGGCACGGGACGTGGCCAAGAGCGCCGCCAACGGTTTTCCCTGGCAGGCCAGCATCGGCGCGTCGGTGATCGAAGCGGAGTTCATCCCCAACGGCCAACAGGTCGAAGTCAACGGCCGCACGTTCGACGGGCCTTTGCACGTAGTCCGCAAAGCCGTCCTCAAAGAAATCTCGTTTGTCGATAACGGCGCAGACCCGGGTACGTCCGCCCGCATCGCCGCCCGGAACAACACCCTCACACAGGAGCCCGCTTCTATGAATGATCAGGCCGACACCACCACCGTCACCCCCGGAAGTGAAAACACCGCCGCTGCCGTCACGACCGATGACAACACCGCCGAAACCGAAGGCGGCGAAGTCACGCAGACGACGCAGGATCCGCCGAAGCCGTCGACCACGTCTGCCACCTCGACGCCCGACACACTCAATGCCTCTGCGGCTGCGGGGAACGAGGGCGTGACACAGATGCGCAAGCAGATGGCCGCCGAACTGCGCCGCATCGAAACCGTCCGCAGGGTGTGCGCGGGCAAACATCCCGACATCGAAGCGAAAGCCATCGAAGAGGGCTGGGATGAAACCCGCGTCGAACTGCACGTCCTGCGTGCCTCGCGGCCGCAGGTCACGTCCGTCGTCACCCGCCCCCGGAATACCACTCCCCAAGTCTTCGAGGCCGTGGCGTTGATGGCCGGCGGCATGCCGAACTCGCGCATCGAAGCGATGTACGCCGAGCCGATCCTCGAAGCCGCCGACAAACTCCGTGGCGTCGGCATCCAGGAGTTCTGCGAATTGGCCAGCGGACGGCAGTTGCCGCGCTTCCGCCGTGACGCCACCGGCTGGCTGCAGGCTGCGTTCAGTACGGCGTCGTTGCCCGGCATCTTGAGCAACGTCGCCAACAAGATGCTGCTGGAAGGTTACAACTACATCGAGGATGCCTGGCGGCAGATCGCCAAGATCGCATCCGTCAACGACTTCAAAGAGCACAGCCGCTACCGCATGACCGGCTCGTTCAAGTTCGAACAGGTCGGACCCGACGGCGAACTGAAGCATGGTCGTCTGGACGAACAGAAGTTTGGGCAGAAGGCCGACACGCATGGGATCATGTTCGCGCTCACGCGGCAGATGATCATCAACGATGACATGGGCGCGTTCACCGACATCCCGCGCCAGATCGGCATGGGGGCCGCCGAGTCCATCGCCGATGCGGTGTGGGGCCTGTGGCTGAGCAACCCGGTGCTCACGTCGGATGGCAAGGCGTTCTTCAGCACCGACCACAAAAACTACGCCGAAGGCGCGGACACGGCGCTGACAGTGGACGGTCTGACGGCAGCCGAGGTTCTGTTCGGCAGCCAGGTCAAACCCAACGGCAAACCGCTGGGCATTCCCGCAACCATCCTGCTGGTGCCCACGGCGCTGAAGGTGCCGGCCGAGATGCTCATGAAGAGCACGCTGCTGAACGAAACCACCACCGCCAACAAGGGCAAACCCTCGACCAACCCGCATGTCGGCAAGTACCAGGTCGTGTCGAGCGTGTACCTGTCGAACGCCAGTTTTCCGGGGGCATCGGGTAAGGCGTGGTATCTGCTGACCGATCCCAATCGTCTGCCCGCCATCGAAGTCGCGTTCCTCAACGGCGTGGATCGACCCACCGTCGAAAAAACCGACGCCGACTTCAACACCCTGGGCATCCAATTCCGCGGCTACATCGACTTCGGTGTGCGCGAACAGGATTACCGGGGCGCACTGAAGATGAAAGGCGAATAACCCCCCCGGAAGTAAACGGAAACGGCCTGGCGCAGCGATGCGTTACGCCAGGCCGTCCCTCCGGCTCATCGTCACGAACAGATAGAGCCGTGGCGCAAACCCCAGCATACACAGGAGCATTGCAGTGGCCAAAGCGAATTTTGTTCAGAACGGCAACAGCATCGATTACACGCCCACGGCGGATGTCACCGGCGGCGACATCATCACGCTCAGCGACAGCATGATGGTCGGCGTCGCCAAGGTCGACATCCCCGCCAACACGCTCGGCGCGCTGGCGGTCACCGGCGTGTTCGAGTTCCCCAAGACCGCCGCCCCCGGAAGTGCGATCCCCATGGGCAGCCGGTGCGTGTGGAATCCCAACACCTCTCTGGCCTTCGCCAGTGATTCGGCCCCCGTGGGCATGACGATGCTCGGCTGGTGCGTCCGCGACGCCGGTGATGACGACACCACCGTGCGTATCCGGTTGCAGCAGTAGTTCGATTCGGAGTGCGATTCATGGCTGACTTGCTGCGACAAGGTGCCGCCTGGCTGGAGCAGATGCGAACGACGCACTGCTCCAGTCAGGTGGAATACAGGCCACTGAATGACGACGCGCCGTTCGTGGCCAACGCAACGTTCGGCAAAACGGACTACGAAATCGCGGACGAATCGGGACTGACGATTGGGTCGCATGTATGGGACTTCCTGATTCTCGCCGATGAACTGGCGACCGAGCCCCAACCCGGTGACGTGATTGCCGCTGATGGTCGCAAGTTTGAAGTGTTGCCGCTTGGCGCGGACGTGAAGGGGTGGCGATGGAGCGATCCGTACCGCATGACGTATCGCATTCACACCAAAGATATCGGAGCCGACACATGAGTGATGGGGAACATAGTGAGCATGACGAACACGGCCACGGCCCCTTGGCGGAGATACATCGCAAATTGGATCGGCTGGATGAGGCGATCCGTGGCAACGGCAAACCCGGCATCCTGATTCGCCTGGATCGGTTGGAACAAGCGGCGCAGCGTCATGCGAAATTGATCTGGCTGATCGTCGGCGCGTTGGTGACGGCTGCTGCGTCGGGATTGGTCGCATGGATCACAGGAGGGTGAACGTGAGTTTGGTCATCGACATCGCCGATGCCGTAACTACCGAATTGAACGTCGCCCCCGAAGGCACGTTCAGCCTGGCGCTCGTTGCCGTTCGCAAGGTCCTGCCGGTGTATGAACTGGCGGAACTGACGGACCTGAAGGTGACGGTCGTGCCCAAGCGGATGCAGATCAGCGGAGGCACACGCGCCGCCAGTCAGTATGAGATCTCCGTTGATATCGGCGTGCAGAAAAAATTGTCCTCTGACATGGAAACCGAAGTCACTGCACTGGGCACGCTCGTCGATCAGATCATCGACTACCTGCGCCAGCGCCCGCTGTCGGCGATGCCGGGTGTTTCATGGTTGAACACGGTCAACGAACCGGTGTATGCCCCCGAGCACCTGGCCGAACAGCGCGTGTTCACCAGCGTGCTCACCGTCACCTACCGCGCCATCAAGTGAGGCCTTCTTCTTATGAACAACACCATCATGCGAAAGATCGACCTGGCCGCCGACTATCAGCCGCTCAGCGTGCTGCGGGTGATCGGCTCCGTCACCATCTCCTGCCCGCCCCAGAACGCGGCCAATGTGTTCTTCAAAGGCGACGCAGGCGAAGACGTGCCCTGGGTGCCCGGTGAGTGGCATGACCTGCAACGTGTGAACTTGAACGACATCCTCGTCAAAGGCACAGTTGGTGATGTGGTTACCGTAGTCGGAGGGACATGGTGATGGGATATCGCTATCTGCCCCCTGCACGAACTGTTGAACCGCTCACGCTTCAGACGGCTCCTGCGGATCGCAACAGCAAACTGCGCGTATCGATTCCAGCCAACACAATGACCGATCACGACGTGCTGCTGATCGAGCACGCGGCGTGGAATGTGCTCAACGGTGGCGGCTTCTATGTGGACCTTTCCATCGACGGCGTCCTCGTCCGTGGCGAAACCAACATCTATGGAGCCAGCCCCGGATACCCCGTCTTCGGTCATGTCCTTCTGACCACCAAGGGCGGCATCCTGACCCTGCTGGCCGGAAGTGCAGGCACGGGTGAAATCTGGACGGATACCAGCGGCTACAGCATGAGCGCGGCGATGGAACTGGCGTATTTCGGGGATGACGATGCCGGCTGCAATTTCATGTTGCAGCCCCAGATTCTCAAAGGGATCACATGATTCATGCTTCACTACATCGTGACACGCAACGTTACAGCGGCCGGCTCAAAGCCGCTCAACTGGCTCAACTGCAGGCCGATGGCTGGTCGGTTGACCGTATGACGCTGACCGCCACACCGCGTCAGCTTCGCCTGGCGATGGTGGATGTGGGCATCGATCCATCGATCATCGATCAGATGATCGCCGCGATGCCAGACGGCATTGATAAGACCAAAGCGCACACCGAATGGGAATACGCACTGGAGATCAGCCGTAGTCACCCGCTGGTGGAACTGATGATCCAGACGCTGGGTCGATCCGCCGAAGATGCGGACAACCTATTCATCGCGGCGCAATCGTACTGAGGACCACCATGATCGGCATGCAGATCACAAAACTCTTCTTCGACAAGCCAGGCGTGATCGGCAAGGTCGATTGCGCCACGCGACGTGTGCTCAGCAGGTTCGGGGCGTTCGTGCGCACCACGGCGCGGCACAGCATCCGCAAGCGGAAAAATCCGTCGTCCCCCGGCCAGCCGCCGTCGAGTCACACGGGCCTATTGAAGAAGTTCATCTACTTCGGCTACGACCCCCGGAAGCAAAGTGTTGTGATCGGGCCGGTGAGATTGAGCGAGCGTGGCCGTGGCGAAGCGCCGCACCTACTCGAATACGGCGGCAACACGACCGTCACGCAACACGGCAAGCGTCGGCGAGCAAATATTCGGGCGCGACCTTTCATGGGCCCCGCCTTCGAGCATGAAAAACCAAAACTTCCCGCGATGTGGAAATCCTCGATTCGATAAGGAGATCATCGAATGTCTCAAGAATTCCTGCTGGGCATGAATGCCAAAATCTACCAAGGGGCCACCGGTGCGGACCTGGCGTCGCTGGCCGAGATGGCCAACGTCAAGGACGTAACGCTGACGCTCAACGCCGGTGAAGCCGATGTCACCACCCGCGCCAACCAGGGCTGGCGTGCGACCGCGCCGACGTTGCGCGAATGCACCGCCGAGTTCGAGATGCTCTGGAAACCCGGCGACGCGGGTTTCGACGCCATCAAGACTGCGTATTTGTCCAGTGACACGGTGCGGCTGGCGGTGCTGACCGGGGCACAGGACGCTGCCGGAACCGAGGGGCCGGTCGGCGACTTCTCCATCACCAACTTCAGCCGCAGCGAACCGCTGGAAGAAGGCGTCACCGTCTCGGTCACCGCCAAACTCGCCGTGTTCGACCAGTGGTTGAAAGTCGCCGGTGCGTAACCCTCGCCCCCGGAAGTTGCCCGCCTCAGAATTCGTGACGATCCCGCATCTATATTAAGGAGCATTCCGTGAAAACCTTCACTGACGCCGCCGGACGTACCTGGACCATCACGCTCAACCTCGGCACCGCGATGGCGGTCAAGGACAAGTTGCACATCGATCTATTGCAGCCGGAACAAGGTGATCCCCCGCTGCTCACACGCCTCGGCACCGACGAGCTGCTGCTGGGCGAAGTGTTGCTGGCCCTGCTGGAAAAACAGTTCGAGGCGAACAAAGTCACCGCCGACGATGTGCGTGCGGGCTTCGACGGTCGCACGCTGCTGGCGGCGCAGACGGCGTTCTATGAGGAGCTCGTCGATTTTTTCCAGTCACGCGGCCGCTCGGATCGGGCGAAAGCGGCCGCGAAACAGAAGCAGATGATCGACGCCGCCGTCGCGGCCATCGAGACGAAGATCGATCAAATCAACATCGATCGGACGATTGCTGGTGTGATGTCTGGCGCATCGCAGGATGCCTCGCCCTCGACCCCGTCAACTTCCGGGGGTTGACACTGCGGCAGTTGCTCTGGATGGCGGAGGGTTACGGTCAGGATCGATGGGCGCACACGTCGCTGATCTGTGCCTTGATCGCCAACGGCAACCGCGACCCGAAGAAAACACGCCCCATCAAGCCCGCCGACTTCAACCCCTACATCACCATACCCCAACGCACAGACGCGGTAATCGTGGATCAGAACAACATCGGTTTGCTCCGCAAAGCCTTCACCGGAAGGTAACCCCCGGAAGGTAAAACCATGCGACTTTCATTCCCTCTCATCTTGGTGGTAACGCTTTTCGTCGTTGGTTGTGAGACGGCAGGTTGGATTCACTATCGCAACGATCACACCGGTGAATCATGGGAGGTGCACAACCCCCCAAAAGCACAAGCCCCGGCGTCTCTCAGCCGGGGCAAGGACGGCCAGATGGACGCCTCGGTCAGTCCGCCTCGGAAAGAGGATACGGCGATCAAGCAGTTGTGGGTGATCCCGCTGATCGGCGCGGGGCTGATCGCACTGGGCGTAGCGACATTGACACTTCGGTCGTGGTTTCCGTCGGTGCCGATGGCGGCGAGTATCGGGTCGATGGCGACGGGCGGAATACTGATCGCGGCACCCAAAATCGTTCAGGAAGCATGGTGGCTGATCGTGCTGATGGTCGGCGCGGTAGTCGTCATGTACGGGATCTCGTGGTGGGACAACCACCGCAAACTGACCTCCGCAGCGGGGTCGAAAGGAGCTTCAGCATGAATCTGTGGATCGCAGGCGGCGCGTTCTTGGCGGGCGGACTTTACACCCTGGCCACGTTCCTGTCCGGTTCGATGTGGCGCGGCAAGATCAGCTCCGCCCTCGAAACCGAAACCAGCCAACTGATCAGCGGGATCGCCCCCGCCCCCGGTAAGTAAAACCGGCCCGTCGGCAATGAAACCCATCGAACTCATCGTCAGCAATAAGGAGAGTTAGTTGGCTTCCACCCAGGGAATTCGCGCAGGCCGCGCTTTTGTCGAGCTGTTCGCTGACGACAGCAAGCTCGTGCGCGGCCTGCGCGCCGCGGAGAAGAAGTTGCAGGCCTTCGGCGCGGGTATTCGCAACCTGGGCCTGAAAATGCTGGCCGCGGGCGCGGCGGTGATCGCCCCACTGGCCGCCTCGGCAAAATACTTCAGCAGTTACGGCGACAGCATCGCCAAGATGGCCAAGCGGACGGGGTTGAGCGTGGAGGCGCTGAGCGAACTGGATTTCGCCGCCAGTCAGTCGGGCATGTCGCTCGAATCTCTGGAAAACGGCGTGCGGCGCATGCAGCGCAGCATCTACGATGCCGGTCGGGGGTTGTCGACGGCGGTCGATGCGTTCAAGGACTTGGGGCTGACTTACAAGGATTTTGAGGGGCTGAGTCCCGAAGATCAGTTCAAACTCATGGCTGATCGCATCAGTCAGATCAAGGATCCGACAAAACAAGCCGCCATTGCGATGACCTTACTCGGCCGCTCCGGCACGGAATTGCTGCCGCTGATGGCGAACGGGGCCAAGGGTATCGACATGCTAATGGCCGAAGCGCGGCGATTGGGTCTGACCATGAGCAGCGCCGACGCCAAGGCCGCCGAGGAATTCACCGATACACTCGACAAGTTGTGGCGCGTGATCAAGATCGGCGTGTTCCAGGTCGGCGCGGCCCTCTCGCCGGCGCTCAAACAGGTGGCGCAGACCATCACACGCGTGATCGTCAGCTTCAACACGTGGCTCAAACAGAATCGCCAGGTCGTCATCCTCGTGGCGAAAGTGGCCCTCGCGGTCGTCGCCGCCGGTGCAGCACTGGTGGTGCTCGGCACCATCATCAGCGGATTGGGTTCGGTAATCGGGGCGTTAATCACCGTGATCACATCTATCGGCGCTGTCTTCGGTGCCATCGGAACCGTGATCGGTTTCCTCGTCACGCCCATCGGCGTAGTGATCGGGGCATTGACGGCGCTGGGCGCGTACATGGTCTGGGCCAGCGGGGCCGGTGGCAAAGTGCTGGCGTGGTTGGGACAGCGGTTCCTCCAGTTGCGGGACGACGCCATCGAATCCTTCGGAGCCATCTCCAATGCTCTCGCTGCCGGCGACTTGGCCGCTGCGGCCAAAGTCATGTGGGCATTGGTCCACATGGAATGGCAGCGCGGCATGAACTGGATCGAGGAGAAGTGGCTCACGTTCAAAGACGGCTTGGTTGCCGTCTGGTACGACTTCAAACACGCCATCTTGTCCGTTTGGGAAACCGTCCAACACGGCCTGGTCACCGCGTGGATCACCACCATCGCCACATTGAAAAAGGCGTGGGCGGAATTCGAGGCCGCTTACCGCGACACCGTCGAATCGCTGGCTGGTTGGTTGGCGGTACATCTGTATGGCGCGGACCAGGCTTCCGTCGATCAGCAGATGCAGGAAGAACGCAGACAGATCGAACGGGACAAAACCAGCGCCCTGAACGCTGCCGAGCAGCAACGCAAAGACAGCCAGGCGGCGGAAGATCAGCAGCACAACCAGGAGACCGCCACCAACGACGCGGCGCACGCCAAGGCCATCGCGGACCTGCAGAACAAGCATAACCAGTCGCTGGACGAGTCGGCGGCGTCGCTCAAAAAGGCAACGGACGAATACCACGCCGCCATCTCCGCTGCGAAAAACCTCAAACCTGGCGGCGAGGGATTGGGCCTGCCGCAGATGCCGACGTTGCCTGATGTCGGCGACATGTTGGACAAAGCCGCGAAGATCAGTGTCACTGGCACGTTCAATGCATCGGCACTATTCGGTCTGGGCACAGGCAACGCCGCCGATCGCACGGCCAAAGCCACGGAAGAAACCGCGAAGAACACGAAGACGCTCATTAACAAGCTGGATTACGGGGGATCGGCCTTCGCCTAAACCCCGGAAGCAAACACTATGCCCTTGACATGCACCGAAAATCCCGACTCACGCAAATACACCGACGGTCAATCGGCGGAGTTGTCCTACACGATTCGCGGTACGGCCGATGAAGCCGCCGCCATCGGCCAATTGAACGCCACCGCACCTGAAAACTTCCGGGGGTTGGTGCGGCAGCCGGGCACGGTGGAACCGGTGTTCGTCGATGAAGCCAACCCCGACCGTTGCATCTGGACGGGGACCGTGCAGTACAGTCCGTACCCCTTCGAGGTCTTTCCGCAGACCGGCGATTCGGAATTTAGTTTCGACACGTCCGGCGGCACGCAGCACATCACCCAATCCTTGGCGACCGTGCAGAAGTATGCGGCGTCAGGCCAGACGGCACCCGACTTCAAAGGCGCGATTGGTGTCACAAAAGACAGTGTCGAGGGCGTGGACATCACCGTCCCCGTCTACACCTTCAACGAAACCCACTACCTGGCGGATGATGTTGTTACCGACGCCTACAAGGGGGCATTGTTCAATTTGACCGGCAAGACGAACGCCGCCGCATTCCGAGGATTGCAGGCGGGCGAATGCCTGTTCCTCGGTGCGTCAGGTGCAAAGCGTAAATCGTCCGGCGGTGTCGACTGGGAGATCAACTTCCGTTTCGCCGGTAGTCCGAACAAATCCAATCTCACCATCGGCCCCATCACCGGCATTGCGAAGAAGGGTTGGGAATACCTGTGGGTGCGCTACGCCGATGTGGAGGACACCGCCAGTAAGAACGTCGTGAAACAACCCATCGCGGCTTACGTCGAGCAGGTGTATGAGTCGGGTGACTTCTCTGCGCTGGAGATCGGATAATGAATGGCGACCCATTCCACAAGGTGCAGTCCGGCGACAAGCTCCGCATTCCGGCGGCTGCGTATAACGCTTTCATTGATGCGGCACGGGCCGTACGCGGGATCGGCGATCATGGCGCAGGAGGGTTTGCTGAGATCGCAGGGCAGCTGAATCTCATCAAGATCAAAAACGCTTCCGATGTCGCCGTGCCCCAGTTCGGCGTCCTCGGTATCGACGATATTCTGTTCTCACCGACCGACAACCTGCTCGGGTTCAAACGCCAACCCGTGCTCAAAGGCGTCAAGCCGCTCAAACTGAGTACTGGCGATACGTCCGGGCACGACCACACGGGCAAATTCGTCGTCATGCTCGAACCGGTGGATGTGAACAAAGTGGGGATCGGTTGCATCAGCGGCGTCACCATCGTGAAAGTGAACGTCACACGCGACACTTACACCTATGCCGACATCTACAAAAACAGCGTTTCGTACCTGCGTGCTGCGCACATCGGTTCGGCCCGCATCATGTGGAAGGAAGCGGGCACGGGTTACAAGTGGGCGTTGGTCTGTTTGCAGTCGCCCGCGCCGTACGGGTTCGCCAAGATCACCGCGATGAAGACCATGTCTGGGGCAGACTGGACCGATTACGTCACCAACCAGGAATATCCGCTATATGTGGAAGCCAATCCCTGCTCCGATCTGGCCGGCGGAGATTGTGACACCACCATCACCTTGAAACTGGGCATCAATCCTTCGTATCAATCCGGATACACCGCCACAGCACCCACCGGCATGATTTCCCAGGTCGGGGCCGTGGTCGGATATTTGTCACTTACCTGCTACAAGCTCGCTTCGCCCAGTCCCATCACCTTCGACGGCTGGGTGGTTCCCTACATGGGCGGCTGCTGGCCGGATTGGACGAGGGTACGCTGAACATGGGATGGACCGACCTGTCAACCTGGGATGGCAATTACCAGTCGTTGGACTTCCTCAACGAGTACATTGGCGCGGTCAACGAACGCGCTCGCGCCATGGATCGCAGCCGCGTACCGTTCCTGTCCAACTACATCAATCCCACAACCAGTGGCTACCCGCTCGTGGGCCCCGGCTGGTCCTACTGGTTGGCGATGTTCCAGGGATATATCAGCACACTGATGAACTCCAACGGCTTCATCAAACATCTGGACGACAATGGCCAGCCGCTTGCCAACGTGGACGGCAGCACGGACGGCCTGTCGTATTTGAACGCCTGGACGCTGGAAAAGGCTGCGCCGATCTTCACGGGGGTTCCGGGGGCGACGAGTTTTCGGAGGTACAACGTGCATCCGGACGAGGGCGGACAACTGATGTTCGGCTCATTGACGGCCGGGGATATTGTGGGGCGATGGATTTTTGAGGATTTTCAACGCGCCATCAATCTGCTGGTATGGACGTCGCACTGGGGCATGTGGCCGACGGATAATCGCCCCAAGGCCAAAGCCGCCAGCGGTTCTTCACCCACCGAAGCGCTGACCAACTTCGCCTCGGCCGAGGAATACGAACCGGGCTACGGCCAGACCAGTTGGTTCAACTACTACCACTACGTCAACAACGGTTCGTACACCGTTCAGACCACACGCGAGAACATCCAAGCCCAGTGGTCGCCGATCAACCAGTGGGGTCAATTGATGCTGCCCGCCGGTCCCGGCGTCAGCGGGGTGATGGAAGTGTACGCCACGCCGTTCATCGACCTGATGCACGACACTTCCGACTGGGAATTCGACGACGGTGGATTCGGCTTGCACGAAACCACCTGGAAACTGATGCAGAGCGGCATTGCCGTAGGGCCGGACGATGAAATCGTCGCCGCCAACCAGCTGGGCACTACCAATTACGTCCCTGGCAACTGGCCGACGACGAAACACTACCGTGGATATATCCCGGCCGGCGTGGGGAGTTATCCGCGACTGTTGTGCAAGTGGAATGTGCCGGGTGGATTTGAATACGTGGAGGAGTGAAAAAGGAGCCATTACAGAACGATATTTGCGGGATGATGGATTGGCTGCCATGATGATGCACCCCAATCACTTGGAGCATCCGACATGGCTGAGGCTACGAATCTCACACCACTGGCCAACCTACGTGTGGCCCTTGAGCAGGTTCAGAAACAAGGCAAAGATCAAATTGAAGTCGCGGTGCTGTTGAATGCGGTCAAAGCGCTCGAAAAAACAGCCCCGACACCAGAGGCGACACTTGAACAATATAAAGCATCGCTACAGGTCTGGGTGAAACACCACGAAATGGCGAAAGAGGCGGAGCGTCAGATGTTCCAATCGGTGCTCGATACCGCACAAGCGGCCCAGAAAACAATCATCCTGATAAACGGTGGTGCTTGCGTGGCGTTGCTCGCATTCATTGGAGCAATGGTGCAGGCCAACAAGAGCGTGTTTGGTATCGGGGTGGGGCTGTTGTTTTTTGCCATGGGGCTTGCGTGTGCCGCGTGTTCCAGTGCGGGCACTTATTTTGCTCAGTTTGCATTCCACTTCAACGACGACACGAGTAGGAAGGGTTGGGGCTGGCGAAAGGTAGCCATCATCTTTGGAGTTTCTTCTATTGTGATGTTTGTGGCTGGCTGCCTTGTGTCCTTTTTCACGTTCATACGATAGATGGCAGCACATCCCGCACCGGCACGGCGCAGCCGCACAACGGCGATCTTGCGAAGGCGTGAATGATCATGCGGACAGATCAAAAATATCTATCCCATGACCATAGAGTCCAGTCGTTCTTTTCTGCGCCTCCAATCCGGCATGCAACGACTGAGCAATCGGAAAAATGCTGGGCTGTGGTCATGGATGGATAGATGGCACAGTTCGTGCATTACGACGTAATCGACGCAGTGCAATGGCATCCTAACCAGATCAGAATTCAGAGTGATCAACCCCGCTCTTGAGCAGCTACCCCAGCGTCGCTCCATCGGCCTGACACGCAGCTTCACATCCAAATGGAGTCTCAATGCGGATGCCGTTTGGATGCAAACCCTCATGCGGTTGTGGAAGATGCGTTCGGCGTGGGACTGATACCACTGCTGCATCGCAGCGGCGACAACCTGCGGCTGCTTCGGTGTGCGAACATAGACCTCGAAGAATTTGCCTACGAGGCTCACGGCAGCATCCTTTGAACAATGCACACGAAGGCGATACTGTCGGCCCAGGTACAAATGCGTTTCACCCGACACATACCGCTTCTCGGTTGGCAAAGGTTGGTATTTCTGAAAGTGACGGCGCTGTCGGGCAATCCACGAACGCCGCTTATTCAGGTGCTCCAGCACCTCGTCCAGAGACCGGTTTGCAGGAGCCAACGCCGTAACTGAACCATCGGGATTCACCGAGATCGAGAGCCGATCGCGCGGCTGAAACGCAATCGATACTGAGATGTGTTTCCCAGCACATTCAAACGGTACGGTCTTGGCAGCCTCATCAGGCAT